TCAGAAAGTCCAGGCCAACATAAATGTGGTCATGTTATTGAAAGAGACGATGGTAATTTTGCCATTCAGCCAAATAATAGAGTAAGATTAAAAGAACCATCTTTTGTAACAAAAAAAGATTTGGTAATAGAAAGACTTATTAATACTAATAAATGGGATGTTGAAGGCTATGATAAGTGGGTCTTAGAAGACTCCAATGCCTATAATTATGATATTAAGGATGTTGAGGTTGACAAATAATCTTATGGCTGGTAAACTGTATACAAGCGAGATTTGGCTTCGTAAGAGATATCTTATAGATAAAAAATCTCCACAAGACATTGCTAAAGAGTGTGGGGCAAGCATAGAAACGATTTATGTATACCTTGCAAAATTTGGATTAAGGAAATCAAGACGATGAGTAATAATTTAAACATTACAGTTGATCAAGTCAATCACCCATTACACTATACGACTGATCCTAGTGGGGTTGAGTGTATACAAATTACACGTCATCGTAATTTTAATATTGGAAATGCCTTTAAATATTTATGGAGGGCAGGTCTTAAAGATGAAGCAAAAACAATTCAGGATTTAGAAAAAGCAATATTTTATATTAAAGACGAAATTAATCGTTTAGAGGGAAAATATAATGTCAACTGAGGCAGAATTAATTCAACATTTAGATGAAGTAAATAAAGTTGTAGCAGAATACCTTAAAGGTCAAGATCCTACAAGGATATCTAAAGAGTTAGACATTCCACGTACTCGTGTTGTCGCATTAATTAATGAGTGGAAGGTTATGGCATCTGCCAATGATGCAATTCGTGCTCGTGCTAAAGAGGCTCTTGCCGCTGCAGATACACATTATAGTAAACTTATCTCTAAGTCCTATGAGGTTATTGATGAAGCATCAATGACAAATAATCTTAGCGCAAAGACTCAAGCAATTAAGTTGGTTATGGATATTGAAAAATCTAGAATTGAAATGTTGCAAAAGGCTGGTTTGTTAGAAAACAAAGAACTTGCAGAAGAGATGGTTCAAATTGAAAGACGGCAAGAAGTCCTAGTTGAAATTCTTAGAGAGATTGCTTCAACACACCCAGAGGTTCGTGATTTAATTATGCAACGCCTTTCTCAGATTGCTAAAGAAGGAGAGGTGATTACAATTGTCCACGATGTTCAATGACTTTCTTGAAGTACTAAAAGAAAATCACTTTGAAGAAAAGCCAGTAGATGCTAAGACATTTGTAGAGTCTTCTGACTATTTAGGGCAACCACCCCTATCTTCAATTCAATATGACATTGTAGAAGCAATGAGCCAGGTATACAAAAAAGAAGACTTACAAGAATTATATGGATCTGTAGAAGGAGCAAGATACTATGAAAAATACACAAAAAACGAAATCATCCTACAATTGGGCAAAGGTTCTGGTAAAGATTTCACCTCTACTGTTGCTTGCGCTTATATTGTTTATAAGTTATTATGTCTCAAAGATCCTGCAAGATATTTCGGAAAACCAAGTGGAGATGCAATAGATTTAATTAACGTTGCTATTAACGCACAACAGGCTAAAAATGTTTTCTTTAAAGGATTTAAAACAAAAATTGAAAAATCACCATGGTTTGCAGGTAAGTATAATGCTAAAGCAGACTCAGTAGAATTTGATAAATCAATTACAGTTTATTCTGGACATTCAGAAAGAGAATCACATGAAGGATTAAACTTGTTGCTTGCAGTGCTTGACGAAATTTCTGGTTTTGCATCAGAGGTTGGAACTGGAAATGAACAAGGCAAGACTGCAGAAAATATTTATAAAGCGTTTCGTGGTTCTGTAGATTCTCGTTTTCCAGATTTAGGTAAAGTGGTTTTACTTTCATTCCCTCGTTATCAAGGTGACTTTATTTCTAAAAGATATGAAGATGTTATTGCAGAAAAAGAAACTATTGAAAAGAAACATGTTTTTATTATGAATGAAGATCTACCCCATGATGATCCAAGCAATCAATTTGAAATTAACTGGGATGAAGATAATATTATTTCTTATAAAGTTCCAAAGATTTTGGCTTTTAAAAGACCAACATGGGAAGTAAACCCTACTCGTAAAATAGATGATTTTAAATTAGCATTTTATACAGATATTGGAGATGCAATGATGCGTTTTGCATGTATGCCAACATTTGCATCAGATGCGTTCTTTAAACAAAAAGAGAAATTAGAAAAATGTATGAACACTAGAAATCCAATAGATTCATTTAGAAGGTTTGATGAAACCTTTAAACCAGATCCAGAAAAAGTTTATTATATTCATGCCGACCTTGCTCAGAAGCATGACAAGTGTGCTGTTGCTATTGCACATGTTGATAAATGGGTTAATATCCAAGTCATCAAAGATTATGAACAGGTTGCACCAATTGTTGTTGTTGACGCTGTCGCTTGGTGGGAACCAAGAGCAGAGGGTCCAGTAAACTTATCAGAGGTAAAGCAATGGATTATTAATTTACGTAGAGAAGGTTTTAATATTGGCATGGTATCTTTTGATCGTTGGCAATCATTTGATATTCAAAATGAACTACAGGCTGTTGGAATTAAAACAGAAACAGTTTCAGTTGCTAAAAAACACTATGAAGATTTAGCCATGATGATTTATGAAGAGCGTGTTGCTATTCCAATGATTCCACTATTATTAGAAGAAATGTCAGAATTAAAAATTATGAAGGGTAACAGGGTAGACCACCCCCGTAAAAAATCTAAAGATCTAGCAGATGCTGTTTGTGGAGCGGTATTTGGAGCAATATCTCACACAATAAAGAATAATAATATAGAGATAGAGGTTCATACCTGGGGGTCTTCTTCTAGACTTGCAGAAAAACAGCAACATATGGTAGACTTAGATAATCGGAAAATGCCTAACGATGTTAAGGATTTTCTAGATAAGTTAAACTTAATATAAACAAACAAGGAGAAAAATGAATTCATTCAAGAAAATTGCTATTGTCATCGCTGCAGCCTTGACTAGCACTACACTTGTCGCTACGCCAGCAAACGCTGCTCCGACAATTGTAAATACAACAATGTACGACACCACAAACGGTGTTCAGGTTATTGGTGGTTTTGCAACTCTTACAATTAATACAGACACGAGCACGGTAGCAACTGTTACCCTGTCTGGTGTGGGTTCAATTGTATCTGCATCTGCAGGATCAAATACTACCCTGTTAACGCCAGTTAATGGTTATTATCAAATTACAACTAGCAACGTAGGCGCAGGAGTTTCAACTCTTATTATTTCAAGCCCTACTGCTGGCACATCTACAGTAACTGTTACTCCAATTACTGCTGGTACTGGAATTCCAGGAACCCCAGTAATTAAAACAATCTCATGGACGGCTTCTGGTACCTTATCAGTATCTACGTCATACACAACAGTTTATTCTGCAGTAGGAGTTGCTGCACCAGATGCAACAACTAATTCTGTATCAATTATTGCTGCAAAGGCTGCTCAATCAGCAGCAGCAAATGCAGTTGCTAATATTCTTGTAGCACCAAAAGATGGAAATAACAATGCCATTACAAATGGAACATTAACAGTAACTGTTGCTGGTCCAGGAATGATTGGTCTTGGTACAACACAGGCTAATGCAGCCTCACAAGGTCGTGCTGTTACAGGAACTGCTGGACAATATTTTGTAAACGTATTTGGAGATGGAACATCAGGAACATCAACAATTACAATTTCAAGTGGCTCTACAGTTTTAGCAACTAAGACAGTTGTTTTTGCTGGAGATGCTGCAACTTATACTGCAACAAAAGGTTTTTCAGTCTACCGTGTTGGATCTAACGGAACTGATGGATCTTCAACATCTTATGGTGTTGCAGTTGCTGTAAAAGATGCAAACGGCAATCCAGTATCTAATGGAACTACAGTTTATGCTACTTCAGCATCTACATCTGTAGCAACAGTTTCTGCTTCAACAACAACTACTAATGGAGTAGCATATTTTGCTATTAATGGAGTTGCTACTGGAGACGTTGCAATTACATTTGCTAATGCAACAACAACTCCTACAGTTTCAACAAGCACAGTTGTTACAATTGGAAGTTCTGTAGCATCATCTGTTACTTTATCATTTGATAAAAAATCTTATATCAATGGAGAAAAAGTTCAACTTACTTTAAAGGCAGTAGATGCTTCAGGTAAGCCAATCTCAGATATTGCTGCAAGTGGCGCTTCATATACTGATCTATTGTCAGCAGACCTAATTTCATCTACTCAACTAGGTGGAGCAACATTGGTTGGATCTAAGACTCCAACATTTGTTGGCGGAGTTGCAACATGGAACCTATATGCTCCATTATCTGCTGGTCCATTCACAGTTACAGGTACAACTGGAACTGCTGCTGGACTTGCTTTATCAGCACAGAAGGTTGCATTATCAACAACTGCAAATGTATTGGATGCAAATGCTACTGCAAATGCAGCATTATTGGCACAACTTGATGCATTAAATGCAAAGATTGTGGCTCTTAATGCTCTTATCGCTAAGATCATGAAAAAGTTAAAAATTAAGTAATAACTTAACTTAAATTAGAGGGTAGATTAATTTCTACCCTCTTTTTTTATGATTTAAAAATGGTATAATTACTAATATAATTACACATAGGAGAACACCACTCAATTGAAAAACCTTAAACGAAGACTAATATTAGCCTTTGGGGTAGGGTTATGCATAACAATTTTTGGAATTATGGCTCCAGATCGTGCTCATGCTACAGAAAATCAAGAACAGGTTATTGTTAGCCCTGCACAACAAGCAGTTAATACAGCCCTTGGAACAGCCACTACAGCCGTTCAAGAGGCTATAGATGCCACCGCAAGTGCTACGGTTGAAATAACACAAGCACAAACCGAATATTCTCAAGCCCAATCTGTAACGGCAGAGGTAGCATCAAAAATATCTTTGGCTAATACAGAAATAAATAATGTTCAAACCGCTATTAATACTATTAGTAATGTTGATTTATCTGTTACTACAATAGATCAAAGTTCTCAGGTAGTTCAAGATGCAAAGGCTACAGTAACTGTTGCAACTACCGCTATAAATAATATAACAACACAAATAACAGAGGCTCAGACAGCAATATCTGAAGCCGTAGTTGCAAAAACAGAAGCATCTACTGCACAAGCCACTGCACAAACAGAACTAACACAAGCAAACCTTGCTATTGATGCTGCTCAAACTGCAGTCAATAATTTACAAGCCACTATTGGAACTAGCACAAATGTTTTGGCTGGAGTAGATGATGCTGGTGTTCAAATGAATCTTCCGTTCGGAATGCAAATGGGTGGAACTGTTTACAACAATGTATTCGTTGGATCAAATGCAACAATAACATTTGGAACAAATGAAGGATGGGTTTATCATACAACTCCAGGAGCACCTTCAGTATCTATTGCTGGATGGGACTGGACTACTTGGAGTACAGGAACTGGAATTACATATTCAACCACTGGAACAAGTTTAGATATTGCTTGGGATTTAAGACCATTTCCACAACAAGATGCTTCTACTCAAATGGTTCAGGTAAGATTTAATGCTGATGTAAATCCAAATGATGGTGCATGGATGGCAAATGTAACTGCTAATGGACCAATACCAGATCAAGCGAGATTTAATGTTAGAGAAACAACTAACGGTGCACTTATTGCAATTACAGATACTAATGTTGGAGCAGGTTTTGCTGGACAAATAAGTCAAGGTGCAGCATTTACTCCGTATGTAGACCCAAATACAGAAACAGTTCAGGCAGCGGTTGACTCAGCAAATGCAACTATTGCACAATTAAACTCAAGCCTTACTCCAGTAGTTGCTCAAAATACTACAAACACATCTAATATAAATGCTATTAATACTACATCTTTAACCAATACGGTAAACTCAGCGGTATCAACAAAGACATCTCTTGAGTCATCATTAAACACTAAATCAAGTCAATTAGTTACTGCAATTAATAACAACATTCCAACCCCTGCCCCAATAATTTCAACTCCAATTGTTGCAGGAACTACCGCAACTATTACACCATCCCTACCTGAAGGATATACAGCAAACACTTGGTTCTATCAAGTAATAACAGATGATCCAGATGCAGATAATCCATATGCTGGTGGAACATATAATACAGATGGTGCTCCTGCATCTATTCAGTTAAGTGGTTTGACAGAAGGCGCTACTTATACTGTTAGAGTTGCTAACTGGTCTGGACCTGTAAGTCAATATACTGATACTGTTATTTCTGTACCCGCACCACAAGGCTCCAATTTAACTACTGGTGGCAATAGTTCCCCAATAGATACAACTCCAATAGATACAACTCCCATAGATACAACTCCAGTTGACACAACTCCTGTAGACACAGAACCTGTAGATACAACCCCTATAGACACAGAGCCAATAGACACAGAGTTTGTGGATACAGAACCAGTTGATACAGAACCTGTAGATACAGAACCTGTAGATACAGAACCAATAGACACAGAACCAGTTGATACTCCTGCAGAAGAAGCAGAGGTTGTATTTGAAGAAAGTGAAGTTTCTATTGAAGAAATATCAGAAAGTGGTGCAAATCTTTCTGTAGAAGATATTCAAGAAGTTATTACTGATTTAATTAGCGATAGTAGTTTAGATGCATCTGAGGTTTCTGCCGTACTGGAAGCAATTGCTGAAGGTGGAGAAGTGTCTGCAGAAATTGCTGCTGAAGTATCTGAATCCTTATCAGAAGGTGGATTAACAGAAGCAGAAGCAGAATTTATTACAGAAATGCTTTCTGCAGATGGAGAAATAACAACTGCAGAAGTTGTTAATTTATCTGAAGCCTTATCTGAAGACGGCAAATTTACTTTAGCAGAAAAAGATTTAGTTGCAGATGTATTGGTAGAATCAGCAGAGGGAGCACCAGTAACTGCTGCAAACATAGAATCGGCGGGACTTGAATATCGTGATCTTCCTCCTACAATTCCAGTAGAGGTAAGAGAAGATATAAACGGTAACCCCGTAGTAATTCAAGCAGAGGTAGCATCTGCATTACTTGTGTTAGAAAGTCCAGCAGCATTAGCAAACGCAATTGCTACTTGCTTTAATCCAGATGAAGAAATTGAAGGATTAACGGAAGAGCAAAAATGTGAATTAGGCAAGGCACTGATTAATATAGGTGCCGATATGTCTATCCCAGAACGTGAGAAAGCAGAAGATATAGTAGTTGTAACAATAATAGCTGGTCAGATAGTTCTTGGCACAGCATATAGAAGGAAGGTATAATATGAATATGAACTGGTTAAAAAAATGGGGCTTTGCGGCCCTAAATGAAAACTTTACATTCCTAGGATTTTTCGTAGCCTGGGTAGTACTTGAGGGCAGCGCAAAAACAGTAGTAGGCTATGTAACTATAGCCTCAGTAGCCCTATGGTTTTTAACCATTGGAATAAGAGAAAAGTCAGAAAAAGACGAATAAATGATATAATTGGGATATGAAAAAATTAATTCCCATTGCTTTATTTGGCTTAATAATGCTATCATTATCTGGATGCGGGTATGACGGTCATTATCGTTATCCATGTCAAGATCCAAAAAATTGGGAATCAGCAGAGTGCAAACCACCAATCTGTACAGCTAACGGGGCTTGTCCAGAAGATTTAATAGAGATGAAGGAACCAGCAAATGGCTAAAGAAAGATTATCACCACAAGATTTAGACGCAAGACTTAAATTTATTTTAGGTATAACTCTAGGATCAATTCTATTTATTACAGCAACAGGAATCATGTATGCGTTAATATTTGTCACACAGCCAGTTATTGGTCAATCAGAAAACGACAAGATGTTTTTCAATGTTCTAGGTAGCGTTGCAACATTTATTACAGGAACTCTTGCTGGTTTACTAATTGGATCATCTGGAGCAAAAGATGTGATGGCAGCACAAATTGCTAATAAAGAAGTTGACGCAAAAAATACACAAGCAGACAAAAAATTAGAATCAGAAATTGATGAAGCAAAAGCACGTAGATTAAACAAGCCTGATGGTGCTATGCCAGAGGA